TTTGGATCTTTTGGTTCAGGTTCCTGATCCAAAAGATCCAAAGAAGTTAATTGATCATCCTCGTGGAGATATGAGGATCAAGAAAGAACATGAGGCCAAGTGGGAAGAGTTGAGAAAAGGATATGAAGAATTAGAAATCGAACTCTATGACTTCAAACTTTATCTTTCAGATCTCGTTGCCAATTCAAAACTAAAAGATGTGCCAGAAGATAAGAAATTTTCAATTACTGATATTTCTAATCTGATGCCTTGGCTTATCGATGATCTCCCTCAAGAAGTGGCAGTAAAAGAAGAAGAAATTAAAGAGGCTAAAAAGGAATCCTCAGTTCCAGACACTGAACCTGCAAATCAATGCTAAATGGAAGTAGTAAATACTTCTCAATTTCAGCAGTGCTATTGGCCTTCTATAAAAAGTAATAGCATCGTTGTAATTGGTAGAGGGAGAGAATCTGGAACTTTTTCATATCAATCCCATATTCCAACTTTTGTAATAAATACGGCATTAGAATTTTACCCCAACCCTTGGTTTGTTGTAATGGTTCAAGCTCATTTCAAAGAGCTGAAAGATTTATCTATTTTTTCAAACTCAAGAGTTTTATTGATAACAAAGAAAGAAAGAGCGGAATTAAGATTAGTTGCTGGATGTACTCCTTCTATTTTTATTTCATACATAATTAATTTAATGCTACCTTACAGCAAAATTTACTTACAAGGATTTTCAATGGATGAAGTTCAAAATCCTTCTTTTCCTTCTCCAATTCCAAGAAGTAGAATTTATGATTGGAATAGACAAGTAGAAGCATTTCGGGTGTGTCATCTCCTCGCTGAGGAAAAACACATTGAAATGATAATTATTGATGAATGTAAAAAACTTCCTTTTATTAAAAGAGGAATACCTCCAGGAGAAATGATAGATGAATCTACAGAAATTTAATGAACTTCTAAGAGGCACAGATCAAACAAAATTTGGGCAGCAAGCATCTGAATGGAAAAATTTCTTTGAATTTATTTCTTCTTACTTTGAAGTAAGAGAGATTAAACACCCAATTATAGTAGAAATTGGGGTTTGGTACGGAAATCAAAAAAAGTTTTATCGAGAACTATTAGATGCCGAACATATCAGTATTGATATTGCATCTACTTGGAGTAAACCTGACATACTTGGGGATAGTTGTAAACAATCTACTCTTAATGAATTAAAAAACAAACTAAGAGGAAGACAGATTGATTTATTATTCATTGATGGGTGGCATACTTACGAAGCAGTAAAATCTGATTATGAGATGTATAGTCCGTTGGTAAAACATATTTCAGTAATTCATGATATTAAAACTGTTTCAATTCCAAAAATAGATGTAGCCCAACCAATCGGTGTTATGAAATTCTGGAATGAATTATCAAAAAATAATGAGGAATATACGTTTATAACTTTTCATCATCATAATAAAGGGGATAGTGGAATTTTTACGTTTAATAATGATGGTAGACAAATGGGAATAGGGATGGTAATTAAAAATGAGTAAATACTTTAATCTTCTCAATCACGATTGGACTTTACAAGATTCAGGAAAAGTATATCGAATTACAATTGGTCTAAACGAAAATCTCCCAGATGAATTAGAAAAAAAATTTAAGGGAATGTTAAGACTAATATCGATAGAACCTAAAGAAGAGGTTGTTCAACCTGCTATATGGGAAATAACTTCAAAAAATGAAACTGAACAAATCTTTAACAGACTTATTAAAAAAGTTGATAATAAAAGATTGGGGCAACAACCTCAAGAATGGAGAGAGTTTATAAGATTCGTTTCATCATATTTTAGAACAAGAGGAATTGAACACCCAATAGTAGTTGAAATTGGGGTTTGGTATAATGCTCAGCAAATATTCTACGAAGAAATTTTGGGAGCTGAATACATTGGAATAGACATTTCAAACAAATTTTGCACAATAAAAGGTGATACACATCAAACTTCTACTTTAGAACAATTGAAAAAAATATTGAATGGGAGAAAAATTGACTTACTCTTTATTGATGGAGATCATAGTTATAACGGAGTTAAAAAAGATTATGAGATGTATTCTCCTCTTGTTGAACATATAATAGCATTTCACGATATTACTACTATTTATGATACTAATCCTAAAGATCCAGTGCATGTTGTAGAATTTTGGAATGAACTTGAAGTAAGTGATAAAGAAAATACTCATATAACTATTTTTCATCATAATCCAAAAACTCCCGGAATCTTTGCTCCTGGTCGTCAAATGGGAATTGGAGTAGTAGTAAAACTTAATGGAAAAATAGTAGAGAAAAAGGTACAAAAGGATGGTATGAAAGTTTATACATTTGCTGTTTGTAGAAACGAAGAAAAGATGTTACCCTATTATTTAAAACACTACGAAAAGATAGCAGATAGAATTATCATTTGTGATGGTGGTTCAACAGACGGAAGTTTAGTTATTATGAAAGCGAATTCTAAAGTTGTAATTGTGTCAGATCCACAAGAAAAACAAGATGAATACAATTTGATGAAATTTCGAAATGAATATTATTTGAAACATAAGAATGAGATTGATTGGGCAATTATTGGAGATATTGATGAATTTTTAATGGTTGATAGAGAAACACTTTTAAGATATAAAAATGAAAAAATAAACATTCCAAAAGTAGTAGGTTATCAAATGTTTTCGGAGGATTTTCCATCAGATAAATCTAAACAAATCTATGAACAAGTTCATACGGGGTTTTCTGACCCAAAGTGGATGAATAAAAATGTAATATTTAATCCAAAAGAAGTTGTTATAAATTATGTTATGGGGTGTCATAAATGTAATCCTCAGGGAGACATAAAATACAGTAATAACTATTTGAATCTACTTCATTTTAAGTGCATTGGCTATGATCAATTTATCGATAAAAGTAAGAAAAGTTCAGAAAGATTAAGTGAGAGAAGTATTCAAAAGGGATTAGCATTTCAATATAAAGTTCATTCAAAATTAACAAAAGAAGAATTCAAAAGAATATTAGTTCATGGAAAAGTTTTTGATAAACCTAACAATGATGTTGAAGATTTAGTAACGTTTGATAACAGTGGTAAAGTTATTTCTATCGAAAAAAAGGTAAGAAAAGAAATTTCAGAAACTGATTTGGTGAGAAATTATAAAAAACAATGGGATGATATTTCAGAAAAAACAGTCAATAACAAAACTATAGTTATTTCAAATAGACCTAAAGAATACAAAGTTAAATCTAATCTAAAAGTAAATTGTGTAATTCCTACATTAGGATTAAGAGAACAAATTACAGATACTATTGATACATTACTAACTTCCACATATAAAAATATTCAAGTGATTATTATAGTACAAGAGAAAAAGGAAATGGTAGACAAGTTAAAAACTTTATATATGGATGATAACCGAGTAGAAGTAATTTTTGAAAAAGAAAGAATAGGTTGGGTTCAATCTCTAAACAATATTGCAAAAAGAGAGGGACATCTATTTGCATTAGCTGATGACATTGCAATTACAAGAGAAGTTATAGAGATTCTTATATCTGAAATGGATAGATTATTTTCAAATAGTGATGGTGTTTTATTGACCAATCTGACCTTTACTTTATACAAAGATAAAATGGGCTGGGCTGGATCATTTCCTTTGATTGGAAACAAATTTATAAGTAGATTTCCTGGAAGACAAGTTATATGTCCAGATTATATGACTTACTGTGGTGATGTTGAATTACCAGATTTTGCAAATTCAATTAAAAAATGTTTAATGATTCCTGAAGCAAGGGTTATCCATTTTGAAAGACGAACAATTAAAAAGGAAGCAACAGCAATTTTAACAAGACAAACAGGTATACCTGATATGGAAACATACTTTATTAGACAACAAAGGGGATATCTCTGGGGTAAAAATTTCAATCTACTAAAAGATGAAAGGAGATAGAAATGGTGACGACGTTTAGAAGAGAATGTAAGAGCGACTATTTTATAGTAAATCCCTTTGGTAATAATTTTATGCTGGTAAAAGGGGAAAAATATCTAACATCTGTTATTAAAAATAAAAAATTAACAGTATTAAGTAAATGTTACCGGATTAAAGTTCCATCGAGCTGGTTTGAAAGAGGTATAAAATCTGCATAAGAAGGAGAAAAAATGTCAAAGAATTTGGTAATCACTTCTGTTGGAGATTCTTCTTTACATAATCATTGGATTGAGGCAAAGGAATTCAAAAATTTTGATCTGTTTTTAATTTACTTCGGTAATAATAGAGATGTATATTTTGCCGATTGTGATTATTATGCGGAAGATAAAGGATATAAGTTTCCTTTACTTTATAAACATTTGATTTCTTACACAAAAAGTTGCTATGACTACTTTTTTCTTCCAGATGAGGATATTCTTATGCATACAGCAGATATCAATTTATTATTTGAGCAAATGAAAGAGAGTAACTACTTTATCGCTCAACCATCTTTGAAGAAAGATTGTCCTCATACTTGGCCTCATACTACTACAAAAATTGGAAATGTTTCAAGAGAAACTAAATTTGTAGAAATCATGTGCCCCATTTTTACTATTGATGCGCTAAATCTTTTTCTTCCTTATTTCAATAAAACTCACACCGGATGGGGATTAGATGCTTTATGGTCAACAATGACTTTACAAAAGAAGAAGAAATTGGGAATTTTTGATATTGTTTCTGTGGCTCATCAACGAGCTATGGGTAAAGGAAATCTATACACTCAGTTAAAAAAAGATGGAATAGATTATAAACAAGAATATCAAGATTTTCTGAAGAAATATAATCTTCAACATACAAAACAAAATGAGAAAAGGGAGGACTGGTGAAAACAGTATTTTATACAGCATCATATGGAAATAGAGATAATTATTTAGCTCCGCATCCAAATATTCCGAATGTAGATTGGATTGTTTTTACAGATACAGTTGAAAACAAAAATTTAACAAATTGGGAATATGAAATTGAAATACCAGAAGAAATTCTTTGTAATGAAAAATCTGATAAAGAATTAAGTGTTAGACGTTCCAGATATATTAAATTACATCCTCATTTCTTTTTTGAAAATTACGATTATACAATCTGGATTGATTCCAATGTTGGTTTAAAAAATTCTTTTAATTTAGATGAGCTAATTTCTGAATTGAATGGGAATGAAATTGCATTATTTAAACATCCGATGTCAGAAAGTATTTTTGATGAATTATGTTTAATTTTGAAATATCAAAAAGAAGAAAATCCTCAAATCAGATTTATACAAATTCTAAATTATATAAAAGAAGGATTCGATTGTTCAACAAATCTAATCCCTGCTACTACTGCAGTAATTACAAAACTCTCAAAAAATATAGAAAATTTTTATAACACTTGGTGGAACGAAATCGTTAATAATTCATATAGAGATCAACTTAGTTTTAACTATTCAGCATATAAAACAAATACAAAGTTTTCTTTTATCAAAGGAGATATATGGGAAAAAGTAGGATTCTTTTTTAAAGAGTACAATTGGGTAGGAAATCAATATTTCTGTATGGTTCCACATACAGGAGAATGATATGCCTTATCCTTACAATATGAAAGAAAGAGAATATCAATTTTTAAAAACGATTCCAGAAGCATTAATGTATAAAACTTTATTGTATATTGGCGCTAATCCGGGAAGACAACAGATGCTTAATTTATTTTTAGAAAAAAATTATTATATTATGATAAAAGAAGCTTGGCAAAAAAATTGTGATGAGCTAATAACAATGAATAAAAACAAAAAAATATATGATGAGTTGTGGACGGGAGATGCCAGATATATGGACCCTTATATGCAAGATACTGATATTACTTTATGGTGGCACGGTCCAGAACACATTAACAAAAATGAATTAGATTTTACTTTATATAACATAGAATCTAAAACAAATAAAATGGTTATTCTTGGATGTCCTTGGGGTACAAACAAACAAGATGCAATAGATGGAAACGAATTTGAAATTCATAGATCAACGTTATATCCAGAAGATTTTAAATTGTTTGGTTATCAAACAATAACACTTGGTGAGAAAGATGTTCCAGGCAGTAATATTTTATCATGGAAAAAACTAACTTATAAATAAAATTAAGGAAGAATAAATGGGAATAAACACTTTAAATCTTGGAATTGTATATCATCAATCAGAAGATGGATTGTATTATATGACTGGGCATCGTAGTTTATTAAAAGTAATGCTGAATCCTGTTCTAAGAATATTCAAATGGCAAATAGGTTCAATTGTAAAAACGTTAAAGACAAAAGATCCAAATGAGTTCAAAATTGATAGTTTGAAACTTGATAAAATAGAAAAAAGAGTATTTAATTTTTCAAAAAGTTGGTTTTTTATACTAGAAGAGAAAGAAAAAATACACCCAAAAAGAAGGTGGAGTTAAGAGTGGGAATAAACAGAGCAAACAAACTAAAGAACAAAAAACGCAGTTGTGAAATGTGTAAGCCTCATAAAACAGGGCATGTAAACAGATGGAAAAAACCTTATCAGCAAGAATTGAAGAAATCTTCAAAAGAAATTATAAATAAAGGTGGAGGCGAAAATGATTAATGAAAAGGCATTAGAAATTTCTTTAAATGAATACAATAATGGTGCTGGTGAAGAAGGAACGAACAATTCTGGGCCATTTGTTCATAAGTATTTGAATGGATTAGCAGAACCTCCTGCAAATTGGTGTTCAGCATTTGTTTGCTGGTGTATTATGACTGCTTGTATTGAGCTACAGATTATGATGCCATTTTACTATTCTTTATCTGCTAAAAATGTTTACAACCAATTCAAAGAAAAAAATTGGATAGTTGAAGAGCCACAACCAAGTGATATTATTTTCTTCTGGAGAGTTGATCCGAATGGTTGGCAAGGACATATTGGATTCGTTTATCAGATTTATACCACCGATGGAAATATAGGAGAATATCAAAAAACATTAAGGACAATAGAAGGAAACAAGGGATACTTCCCTGCTCATGTTGCAAAATACAGATATGACTATTATAACGTACCTCAACTTCTTGGATACGGAAGAATTATTTAGTAGAAATTACTTAATGTTTTATAAATAATATGGAAGGAGAATAAAAATGCTTAAGAAGTACGGAAGAAAATTTACATTCGCAATTGCTGTTTTTATATTTGCAATTCTCTCTATCATATTAAATACATTTTTACTCTATAAAGGGAAGATTGGGGAGCATGTTTACAAAGATTTGTATATTATGGCAGGGGGGTTTGTTACTCTTTTAGCTACTTCTTATTTCTTTGCCAATGCAAAAGCTAAAAGATATGAAAATGGGAATGAAGATAAAGAAGAAAATAGAAATGGTCATTTAGGTGAAAAGAAGGTAGAAATAAGTGGCTAACGAAATATTTCAATTCTTTCGGGGAAATGAGTTTAACACGTTTCATAATATTAACAACGAATTTTGTGAAATGTTTGGGGTACAAGTTTTTTACTTTGAAAAGGCGTTAGTTAGTCCAGACTACCTATACGGTGAAGATGCTTTAATGAAGTTTGAACATAAACATGAAATGACTTTATATGTAGTGAACACTGGCAACTGGGAAGGCCCGGGAGATATATATGCAAAGTTTGGTCTTGAATATACAGACGAAGCAATTTTTACAATTCAAAAAGATAAATTTACAGAAGTAACAGGGTTAGAAAGACCGTGCCTTGGGGATTTGTTATATCTTCCGTGGACGAAAGAGAAAAATGTATTACAAATATCACATGCTGATCCAGAAGCACCTTTCTATCATTTGGGAGACTGGTCAATTTGGACAATAAAAGCAAAACGGTTCCAATTTTCCAGAGAAGACGTTTCTCTACAACTTGTTGATTCCGCTGCTCCTAATTTGAAAGATGACATAGCTGAAGTAAATGACCTCTTTGATGATGTACCAGAAATAGTAGTAGAGATTGAAGAAGAAAGTATAATCGATACAACGGAGTCAGATCCGTTTGGAGGTTAATCTTATGCCTACGTATGTTTGGGAATGTTCTAATCCTAAGTGCGGAGAAGTGATTGAAAAGTATTATCAAAGATTTATCCGAGATAATGAAAAGAAAATCAAGTGCCCTAAGTGTAAAAAGATTGCTTCTCTTCGAACTTTTGCGCCCTTAGGCATCAAATTTTGTGAGAAAGGTCATTATATCCAAGATCGAAAATTTTCAAATGATAATCCAGATTATAATTTTGCGTTGAAAAAAGAATTGGAGAAGAAAAAGAAGAAAAGAGGATCTAAATGTTAGCAGGAGAATACTTTAATCTGAAGACAATAAGGCGATATACTCTCGCCTTTGCTAAAGTTTTTTCTAACATTTATGTTGAAAGAGAAGATCCATATAGTGTTGTTCAGCAATCTTTTAGAGTTCCCTTGACTCAATCTTCAAAGAGAAAATTTTGGATTCAGTTAAAACAGGATTCTGCTGGATATGATAGATCGATTGCTATTCTTCTTCCAAGAATTTGTTTTGTACTTACAAATATATCTTTAGATGTTGATAGAAAAAAGAATTCAATTAATCGATACAAAAAGTCAGATCCAACAGATGAGAATAAAATGCTCTCTTGTTTTGAACCAATGCCGTGGAATCTTCAGTATTCTATGACAATTTGGTCAACTTCGGAATCTGATTCTCATCAGATTCTTGAACAAATTCTTCCTTACTTTGATCCGAATTATGCAATAACTGTAAATGAACTCCCCGAGTTTGGAATCAAAAGAAGTATTCCTATAGAACTTAATGATGTTTCTTATGATCTTTCCATGGATCTTACAGAAGATGCTGGTTCAGTAAGAGTTGTTCTATGGAACTTAAATTTTACTTTGAAGGGATATTTGTACAAACCTATAAAATCTGCTGCGATAATTAAGAAAGTTACCACAAGACTTTGGAGTCCTTTACAAGAAGAAGATCCATATTGTATTTTTACTGAAGTAGATGAACTTGAACCATCAGATGCATATTCTACTGAAGATTGGCATATTAAACAAACTGTTACTTCAGAAGGAAAAACAACTGAAAAAATAGTTGAGAAACCAGAATGAAAGTAAATACACTTTTTGAATCTTCAACAAATCTACGAGGAGTTCTTGAATCCATTCTGGGAATTTCTTTTGATGAAAAAAGAATGACTGATTATAAAGATAAATATCGAAGTTCTCTCATGGAATGGAGTATAGTGGTAAAATATTTTAGTTCAGGGAGTAGACTAAGAAAAGTGGGGATAGTAGTATTCAAACAAGAGTTTGAAAAATTTTGTATTTTATTTGAAAACTACTATATTGTTCTCGGACCAACTACTTATATTCAAGATGATTATACTGTAGTTACAAGTAGAGGAATGCTTACTGCAAATGATAAGAGGGTACTTAAGAAGATTTATGACAAATTTGTTAACCAAGAATATTGACTTTCTTTTATAAATAATTATGCAGGAGGTTTATTTTGCATATAAGAAGAAATTTTGAAGATAAGTTAAACCTTCCAGAATCTTCTGATCCATATAGTGTAACCCCTCTTATTACTATTACCTCAGAAGAAGATCCATATTCTGGCCCGGAAGAGTTATCTGCTGGATTAGTTGATGACTTTCATATAGTAAGAAAAACTATTAAGAAAGCACTTGGAACAAATCAAACTATTATAGATATCGTTTTGGCAGAACTTCGATCTGATCCAACAGCAAGAATGGCGGAAGTTGCTGCCAGACTATTAGAAACTTTAGGAAATTCATCTTTTCAACTATTACAAGCATCAAAGACAATAGCAGAAATTTCTAAGTTAATGAAAGAAACTCCCGCTATTCCTGGTCAACCTTCTCAAATTTTTAATAATGCAGTATTTGTTGGAAAACTTGAAGATTTATTTAAAATGCAAAAAAAGAAGAAAGAAATTAAAGAATTGAAAGAAAAGGCAGAACAACCTGCTTTAGTGGAAAATAATGTCGATAGAGATAAATAGAGAAGTTCTATACGAACCAGTTCAAACAGATTACTATCAGAAAATATGGAATGTTAGAAAGGCAGGTATAACCTATCCATACACTCAATGGCAGGTTGATGAAATTGAAAAGTGCAAAGAACCAAAAACTGGAATTCATTATTACTTTAAAACTTACTTAAAAACTCTTGATTTGGATAGTAGTCAATTAGTTCCGTTTGAACCAAGATCTTACGAAACAACAATGATTGACAATTTAATAAATAACAGATTCAATATTTTTAAAAATCCTCGTCAGTCAGGAAAAACTACTACTGTTTCTGGTGTATTTACTTATTGGATGAACTTTTTTCCTTACGAAATTTGTGGTATTGTTGCAAACAAAGAAATTCGTGCTTTTGACGTTATAGAAGTAATGGAAACAATGTTTCAGAATCTTCCTTTCTGGATGCAACAAGGAGTTATGAGATGGCAAGCTGGAGGATTTGAACTTGAAAATGGATCAAAAGTAGCAGCGGAGGCGACATCAAGAGATGCTCTTAGAGGTTTACCTATAAAGCATCTATATTGGGATGAAGTTGCCGCTGTCAGATCTAATCTTGCTGGTGACTTCTTAGCTTCTGTTTATCCTACGATTTCATCAGCAAAACAATCAACAATTACAATGGCCTCAACTCCTGATGGATACAACCATTTCGCAAAATTTTGGTATGATGCAAAGAATGGAAAGAACCAATTTATTCCTTTTGAGGTAAAGTGGAATGAAGTTCCAGGAAGAGATGAAAAGTACAAGAAAGAAACAATTTCAAATATCGGAGAGATGAGATGGAACGCAGAATATGAATGTATTTTCTTAGGTTCGGCAGACACTCTTATTTCTGGTAAAAAACTCCAAGATATGTTTCATGAAAATCCAATCAAAACTTATTACGAAGAGAAACTCAAGATATATGAAAATCCCATACTTACAAAAAGAGATCCTTATACTAAAAAGATAATTGAAGATGGACATTACTATGCTGTAGTATGTGATGTTTCTGAAGGAAAGAAACAAGATTACTATACATTCTCTGTTATTGATTGCACAAGTATCCCCTACAAACAAGTTGCTACATATAGAGATAATGATATTCCTTATCAATTATTTGCTACTATTGTTGATGAAGTAGTAAAAATGTATGGTAGTGAAAATACTCTTTTAATCATAGAAACAAACCATGGATTTGGAACTGCTGTACTTGATATAATCGCTTACGATCTTGGAACTGATTGTGTAATTTACAGTGAAGACAACAAAAACTATGGATTGAAAATGACAACCAAATCAAAGAGAATTGGTTGTTCTAACTTAAAATCTATTGTAGAATTTGATAAACTCATAATAAAAGATTTTGATACTATAAACGAGTTGTATAAATTTTCCAGAAAGAAAAATGTTTATGAAGCTGAAGAAGGACATAATGATGATATGGTAATGAATCTTGTTTTCTTTTCATATGTGGCAAGTACTGATTATCTCGGAAAATTTGTGGATTCACCTTCAACTTATAGAGCTGCTCTTTTTAAAGCACAGCAAGAAAAACTCCAAGCAGAAATCCCAGCATTTGGTGTCGTGTCAGATGGCACAGAAAAATACGAGTTAGAAGATGACGGCGATGATGAAAAATTATTAACGTTAGTTTAAGATTTTTTTTCCAGGAGAAGCATTTTTCCAGTTCCGGGAGGAGGGATTTTAATCGCTGAAACTAAATCTTTATATATTTTTTCAGCCTTTGCTTCAGCGGGTGCATAAGTTACGATAGAACTCTTTTTTATTGGAAAAATCTCCGCTCGAGATCCAACGATCCACGGCATCAAAGTAATTCTTCCATCAGGTTGTGGTAAAATACGAAGAGGTTTTCTTATCATAACATCTTCTTCTGTGGCGAAGGGTGTTTCTACTTCTGTAATTATCTGCTCCCCACTTTTTAAAACAAGAATGAGTGTTTCTGTCATATTTTTCTACTTGATAAACAAACGTAGATTATACATTTGTTCTCTTACATAGGATGCTTCAATTCTTTTTGAAAGTATCTTTACTTGAAGGTCTCCAATCATATCTTCTCTGTCGGTATAATCTTGAGACTTTTTAATCCTTTCAATGAATTCAGCATACCTGGTTTCAGAGTTTGTAAACTTCTTTTTTCCATCAGTCATTTCGGCGGCGATATCATTTTCGATTTTCTTTTTTTCTTCCGCCATGCGAACTTTTGCTTTTTCCAGAATGACACTATGATTTAGAATTTCAATCTCCAGTTCTAAAACCTTTGAGTTGAATTCTTCCAATTTTTGATACCTCGGATCCTTACTAATTTCTTGTAAATCCATTTTTTGCTCCTAACTAAGATTTTCCATACTTATATTATAAAGTATTTCCAGAGAAAATTTAGTATTTTGAAGAAATCTTTTAATTTTTTAATCCGTTTTTATAAATAAATTTGTAAGTAAATTAGGAGGTTTCAATATGAAACAAACGAAATGGACGTTGGTAAATCTAACGTCAGAGAGAGGTGAATAATGTCTTTTTCACTATCCCCTTCAGTTGAAGTCAGAGAATTTGACACTACACTTGGTGTAGTTCAAGTTGCGTCAAATGTTGCAGGGCAAGTAGGTGATTTTACTTGGGGTCCTTGTTTTGAAAGAAAGCAGGTCACTACGGAAAGAGAACTGGTAAGTTATTTTGGTTTACCAACTGATGCAAATTTCGAACATTGGTTTTCTGCGTGTGAATTTCTTCGTTATGCATCAAGTC